ATCAATCTGGAGACTACTTCAGCATCGTATTTACTGAAGAAGAGCTTTCTCTTCGAGATAGCTTCTGACCAATGGTATCTACGTGCATGTGACTTAAATATGGCTTTTCCACCCAACAATGTAAGTAAAGCTATATCTGTGACAGAGCCACAGACAGAGGAAGCGGTTTTCCAATCACGGGCAGCATCTATTACTAGCATTTTACCTTGTGTGTTTATATGACTCTCGAGATTATATGGCCATCCAGGCAGAAGAAAGTTAATAAGTGGTTCGTAGAGCTGATGTTTTAAGCCATCAGCCATGCACCTACGAAATCTGCTTTCGAAGATTGAAATCTCGGTATAAATCCTATCTTTAAAACCTTTATAATGTTCATGTATTCTCCATTGTAAATATTCATATAAAATGTGATTGACGAAAGTATTACCTGGCGCAGTAACTACCATATTATAAAACCAATTTATCTGTGCACGCAGAGTAAAATTGGATTCTTTAGGCCACGAAAAACTTTTCAAAACTGATAGAGTTGACCAACCGATCACGCCGCCTTCATACGCACTTCTCTTTAAGAAATGAGGTTGTAATTCGTAATCAGTAGATTTTGCTGGAAAAAGCGTTTCTACTACGCTGTCGCTCTTCCAATCTTTATTAGTTTCAGCGATAATAGAATCCAGTTTGAAAAGATTGTCATGCCACTTCAACCACATCAGAGTATCATCTCCTGAAAATACGGCTTCAGAATGCGCTGAAACTTGACCTTTACCGTACAATTTCTGCAAAATCATCACCCATCTCATATAGTTAACCAAGGTGCCAACTAATGAGGTGAACGGATGCCCTGACGGCAATCCTTTACTAAATTTATATACAAGACCCGGCGGCAATACTAAGTTTTTATCTAATAAAGTCCTATACATTAGATGAAAATAACGTATAGTGTGGGGATCGTCGCCGTAACAAGATTGAATAATCGTTAATGCAGCTAATATTTCTTCAGAGGAGACATCACTGTCAAAATGCTTCCAGTCACATCTAGCTTTGAAGTCTGCAAAATCATCCAAATCATTTAACCATCTCATTTCTCTAGAACTAAAATTTTTACCTATAAAAACACAATTCTTACTAAACATCTGTAATTCTGCTGTGAATTCCTGTACTACCAAACAGCCAAGCATCGAGATGACATGTTCTGGGACCCAGACAGCTCTTGTAGAAAGTGGATCAGTATGATCAACCTCAAGTTTACAAATCTTAGATCTACCATATAATGCCCACAATCCTTGGTAAGGAAATTCTTTTGTCTTCAGAGTGTTAAAAATGTGCTCAGCAGCGCGTAATGTAGGTAACGCAGAACCACTTTTAGTCTTACCAAAGAACATAGAGGTGTAGAAACCAGAATCAGAGTCTTTCTTGATAAGAACTTTTCCAAGAGCAGACGAATCGGAAGGAAACTTCATCTTTGGAAGTTGCAACCAAGGAAAACCTTCTTCTGATAATACACGAAGATAGTCATCAACAGTCAAGTTAGAAGTTGTTGGTTTAGCATACTCTTTAAGAATGGGTAACATAGTATCAAAACCAGCAGTTAAATGAACGCGATTAACTCTAAAATGATTTTCAAGAAGAAAGTCATCATGCAAGTATTTGGACTGACGAAGCCAGCTTATGAATTTAATATTAGGAGTAATCGCTTGTGAAGGATAATATCCTACATAATTGGGCACACAACCAACTAATTTGACAGCAGTGTAATTCTTCGGGAAATACGG